CGCCACCCATTCTTACGAGCAGTATTACCAATCCGTGCGGCGATGCTGGCGCTTTGGTCAACAGCGCCCGGTCAACCTGGACGTGATCGCCACCGAGGGCGAGGCCAGAGTGCTGACCAACATGCGCAACAAGGGCAAACGGGCCGATGAAATGTTCAAGCGCATGGTGGCGGAAATGAACCATTCCCTGTGCATCGTCACCGAAAACACCTTTACCAAATCATCGGAGCTGCCGTCATGGCTGTGAAAGACCAGTGCATTACCAATCGGTTTGCCGTCTATAACGGCGACTGCATCGAGGTCATGTCGACTTTGCCGAGCGAGTCCATTGACCTGACCGTTTACAGCCCGCCCTTTGCCGGGCTTTACCAGTACAGCTCCGATGCCCGTGATATGTCCAACTGCATCAACCGGGATGAGTTTTTCGATCATTACGGCTTTTGCCTGGATGAGATCCACCGCATCACCAGCCCGGGGCGTATCAGCGCCGTGCATTGCATGGACATCCCGCTCAGTAACAGCGGTTGCGATGCCATGTACGACTTGCCAGGGCGGATCATCCTGGAGCATGAGAAGCGCGGATTCGTTTACGGCGGTCGCCGGGTAATCTGGAAGGAGCCCTTGCTTGTACGCAACCGCACCATGATGAAGTCACTTCATCACAAGACCTATTGTGAAGATTCGACCCGGTGCAGCGTGGCGAACGCCGACTATCTGCTGATGTTCCGCCGCAAGGGCGAAAACAAGGTGCCGGTGGTCCACGCAACAGGGAACCTTGAGTATGCTGGCGAGCGGCTTATGCCTGGCCATATTCACCATCTAAAGGGCATGCAAGGAGACCAGAAACAGAATTCCTTTTCCCAGTGGATATGGCGCCAGTATGCGAGTTCGGTATGGGATGACATTCGCATTGACCGGGTTTTGCCCTATCGCGCAGCCAAGGAAGGCGAGGATGAAAAGCACGTCCACCCGCTGCAACTGGATGTGATTGACCGGTGCGTGGCGATGTGGAGTAACCCCGGCGAGGTAGTCCTTACACCCTTCATGGGAGTAGGCTCGGAGGTTTACGGTGCCGTAATGGCCGGGCGCAAAGGAATGGGCATTGAACTCAAGACTTCCTATTACCGCCAGGCGGTCCTTAACCTGGAAGCCGCCGCGCGATCCCGCATTGACCCGGCCAGTCAACCGGACCTGTTCGGTATGGCGCAGGCGGCATGACTACCGCCCTCCTGGCCATGGCTGCCACCGCTCTGCTTGTTTTCGGCAGGGCGGTGCAGCAGCAAAACGTGATTCACGGCCACTACCTGGCGGCGGCCCTGACGCCGTTCCTGATCGCCGCCGGGGAAATCGCCGTGGTGGGCGTCATCGTCGTCGATGGCTGGGCGAGCTGGCCATGGATCGGCCTCGGCGGCGGCATCGGCGCCATCACCGCTATGTGGGCCCATCGCGCCTGGCGCGCCTGGCCAATGAGACCAGTCCAGGAAAAGCCATCATGAAAGCCACCCTCATTGAAATCGTCCACGACGCCCCTGAGCCGCGCTGGTATGCCAGGCATCCAGGATTGCGCCTGTGGGCGCGGTTATACCGCAATTTTGGCCGCTATAAGTGGAAGGTGTTACGCGGCCAGCAGATACCGCAAAACATGTTTAGTAAGAAGCAGCGGCTGATAGTCGATCTTGAGCACGCATGGCAGGTGCGTGAGGGCGATGTCGAGCTGCGCTTGATGGAGATACCCAATGCCGACGGTCCCGCCTCCTGAATCGCCTGGATTGGACCTGCTCGAACTGGTGCGCCTGGGTCGAGGCCGGCACCACGCGCGAGGAGCGGGCCGCGCGGTTAGAGCAGGCGCCGGCACAGTGGAAGATCGCGGTGCGGGCGCATGTGCAATGCGCCTTTCGCGTCAGGCAACGCAAAACAACAACGAAGGGGCAAGCGAATGACTGATTTGAGCATCGGCACCCAGATCCAGGAGCAGGAGGATATACCGCTGGCGCCGGCCTATCCGGTGGAGCGCCTCGAAGGCAAAAGGCCTTTTTGGTCACCCGCCGAATGGGCCGTGCTGCGCCGCTATTACCCGGAGCTTGGCGCGGCGGGCCTGGCGCCGTATCTGCCCGCGCGCTCGGTCCCTGCCATTACCGAAACAGCGCGGAAGGCGGGGATTCATTTCAACGCGCCCTATAGCAAGCAGAAACCCACGACCGCGCAACTGGATCAGGCCATTAAGCGCCTGTACAAAAACGGCGTGCTTGAGTCGGGCCAGATGGCCAGGTTTTGCCGCCAGTGGGACCGTCCGCGCCAATGGGTGCGGATGCGCGCCATCCAGCTCGGTGTCTGCCAGCCACGGCGGCGTGGGGTGGGCTGGCAGGCGGAAGAGGACGCCATTCTGGAAACCTTCGAGGGCCGTGGGACGCGCTATGTGCAGGTCCAACTGATGAAGGCGGGCTACCTGGGCCGGACAGAACCCGCTATCGCCCAGCGCATGAAGTACCTGGACCTGCAGGTCCGGGATCGCACGGATTTTTATACCGCCCAGGAAGTCTCGCGTCTGCTGAATCTGGAGATTCACGTTCCGCTGAACTGGATTAAGGCGGGAAAACTCAAGGCGAAAAAACGCGCCAGCCAGTCAGATGCCGCCACCGTCGCCTGGGAGATACGGCGGGCGGACCTGCGGGCCTTCATGATCGCTTATCCGGGCGAGTGGTATCCGGGGCGGTGCGATGTGTACTGGCTGGTGGACATTCTGGCGAATCGGGGTGGGGCGTGATGAGGCATTCGCTATCATGAGCTTCGCCCTCAGCGCCCTGGCCTGGTCCGTGCCGCTTGACCCTGGTCCCAAGCTGGTCCTGCTGTCGCTGTGCGACCTTGCAAGCGACCAGGGCAAGTGCTTCCCCTCCCGCGCCTACATTGCCCAGCGCACCGGCTTCGGCGTGCGTGCCGTCCAGACCCACCTGAACACCCTCAAGGAGGCCGGACTGCTGGCGACATATCGGCGGGGTCCGCGCGGTTCCGGCCTCGTCGTGTCGCTGGATACACTAAAAAGAAGTGCAGATTCTGCACATCATTCCGAAAAAGAAGTGCAGATTTTGCCGAAAGAAGTGCAGATTCTGCACACAGATCCTATTAGTAACCTAAGAGACACACACACAGCGCGCGCGCGAGAGAAAACATCGCCCATCCCGCCGTCCCTGGCCGAGATCGCCGACTACTGCGCCGAGATCGGCAGCGCCATCGATCCTCAGCGATTCCTCGACCGCAACGCGGCTGTCGGCTGGCAAGTCGGCGGCCAGCCCGTGCGCGACTGGCGCGCCCTGCTACGCGCCTGGGAACCGCTGAGTCGTCCCATCCCTACGCCAGGAGAAAGCCATGCACCCCGTCGCGAATCTTCTGCCGAGCGCTTCGAGCGCCTCAACAACATGTCACTCGCCGAACTCCGCGCCGCATCCCAGCCTGCAAGAAGTGAACGAGTCGTTTATGGAGAAATTGTTCAGGGCCCTCCAAGCGGAATTCGGGACGCGGTGGTCGTCCCAATTGCGGACGCCCGAGGCTATGCAGGCAATCAAAATCGAGTGGTGGGCCAAGGTGCATGATCTGACTGCAAGCCAGGTCCGCCTGGCATTCAGCACCATGGCCGTGGGTCAGGATGCCTGGCCGCCGGGGCCGCGCGCCTTCCGCAAGCTGGCCCTGGCGGACGAGGAGGCCACTCAGCGGCGCGGCATGCACGCGCTGTACCTGCCCAGCCCACCGGCCCATCCCGTGAGCCGTGAGCGCGTCCTGGCCGATCTGGCGGGACTCAAGGACAAGCTACCCGCCGCGCCCGAGGCGCCGGCATCTGCTCCGCCCATCAGCCTGGCGGAGCGGCGTGCCTATATCGCCCGCCATCGCGCGGAACTGATGGCGGCTGGCCTGGCGGGGTATGTCGCCGAGGCCGATCTGCCTGGGGCGCGGGTGGCATGATGCCGAAGCCCTTCCGCCTCAAGGCCATCAAGCCCACCGAGGCCCAGGTCCAGGATGCCATCCTGCGCTACCTGGCCGTCGAGCGGCGCGTAGTGTGGGCGGCGCGCATGAACAGCGGCAAGGGCAAGCTGCTGCGCCCGGACGGGAGCCAGACCTGGATCTCCTTCGGCTTCACCGGCTGTCCCGACATCATGGGGCAGTTGCGCGACGGTCGCTATCTGGCCATCGAGTGCAAACGGTCAGACGGCCGGGTGCGGCCCGAGCAGCGGCAGCACATTACCCAAGCGTCTGACCATGGCGCCGTGGCCATCATCGCCCGCTCCGTAGAGGACGTTCAGACGGCCTTGGACGCTGCTACCGCTACCCATGCCTGCCTAATACCCGCCCAATGCGCCAACGGGGCTTACAGCGGCATTCCTGGCGATGTTATCGCCTCCGCATTACCCAACAGCACAGGTGAACCAGAATGATCTTGCGCCAGAGTGAAATCCTCGCCGGTTGCGCCACCATCAATGACCCACCAGAACCAGACGCCTACCAGGTAGGCGGCGAACATTACACCGCGATGCCAGTCCAACCCTGGGAGATCGTCGATACCTGGCCGATGGATCAGCGGCTCGGCTTTTACCGGGGCAACGCCCTGAAATACCTCATGCGGGCAGGAGCGAAAGGCGGGCAGGATGCGGGCCTGGAAGACGCAAAGAAGGCAGATCATTATTGCCGCAAGCTGGTCGCGGTCTTGAGCGGAGGGGAAAGATCATGAATCTACTCATGGGGCATGGCCCTGATGCCATGAAGATCGCCGATGCCCTCGGCCTGCCGAAATACACCATCCGTTTTATGCTGGACATGCCAGTGGGGGAGGCGGCCATGGTGACAGTCGAAAAATATGTCGAAGTCGGCGACGACACCGTTGATGCCTTGACTAGCGTCTTTGAGCAATACCGCCTGGTCAAGATCGAAGACGAACCCGGCGATGAAGGTCAGGCGAATGAGGAGGCACCATGATCACCGTCCGCATCGAAAACGTCGAACAGGTCCAGCGCCAGTTCCAGAGCCTCGGCCAGGATTTCGGCAAGGCTCTCGCCCTGGGCATCAACAAGACAGCGGAAACGCTGATCGAGCGCCAACGCCTGGAGATGCAGCAGAAGATCAAGGCAGGGCCGGTGCCGTTTACCCTCAACGCTCATGGCCTATTCAAGGCCGCGCCAAGCCGCCCGAGCGCATTGGTGTTCGTCAAGGATAAGCAGGCCGAATATCTGAAGTCTCCAACCCAGGGAAACCCTTACAGCGGTTTGATGCCTGGTCCCGAAGCGCGGCTAAATAAGTACGGCAACATCATCAACATCAAGGACACAGGAGTGGAAGGGATCAGAGGCAAGTCACGCAACGCGGGAGAGTTTATCGGCAAGGTCCGTGGTATGTGGGGCCGATGGGCGAGGATAGCCCCCGTCAGAGGAAGTGGGCGACCCGGCCGGCTTGTCCTGATTGCGGGCAAGGTCGTGGATGACAGTCGAGACGTGACCCTGCGCTGGAACAAGGTGGCCGAGGATTGGGTGACGCTCAAGCTGCTGCCGAATATCAAGGCCGCGGTGGATGCAGCCGTCACCCGGAGCACGCCATGAACCCCGAACTCATTTGGGCTGGGAGCCGCTTCAGCCGCCCACCCCGCAAAACGATATCATCCTCGACCATGAAGCATCCTCCCACAAAAACAATTGCGGTCGATGTTGATGGCACTTTGCATAATGATGGCGTACTGAATATGTCGGTCGTTCAATTCTGCGAGCGCCAGAAGGCTAATGGCTTTACCTTGAATCTCTGGTCTGCCCGAGGCAAGCGGTACGCCCAAGCAGCAGCAGAAAGGTTTGGCGTGACTCATCTTTTCGATGACATCGTTTCTAAGCCAGGCTACGTGCTGGACGATCAAGGATGGAGTTGGATCAAATACACTCATGTCATCCGTACACTGCAAGAGGCATCTGACATCGGCAATGGGCCGGCGCCGGCGCCGGCGGCGTCTGGCAACGGGGGCCAGTCATGAGCCAATCGCCCGCCGTGGCGCCGACCGCTGTGACCGTTGCCGGGTTCGGGTCCTCCCAGCGGCTGGCAAGGCCCGCAAGTTTCGCGCGCTTTTTCAGGCTAGCGACAGGTTTGCTAAGGTGTTAAATTGTGAGTAAACATGGGCTTAACAGGTGCCTGTAGTCCTTATCACCCAGGCTGAATATGCTCGCCGCCGCGGGGTGTCGTCGGTGGCGGTGAAAAGGGCCATCGATGCGGGGCGCATCACGACCGTCGATCAGGATGGCCGCCGCATGATCGACCCCGAGGTGGCGGATATTCAGTGGGCGAAGAACACCCGCGCCCAGTTTCGGCCCCTGTCGAGCTACAAGACCGATCCCGCCCAGGGCGACGCCGCCCCCTCGCCCGCCCATGTCCCGTCCGCCGCCGCCCACCCCGCGCCGCCGGAGGCCCTGGGCTACCGGGGATCAGCCCCAGCCCCCGCAGTTATCAGTGGCGAGAGTCTTCCGGCCGTGCTGTCGATTTACGACGTGCAGGCCGCCCGCGCCAAGCGCGAATATCACGAGGCCAACCTCGCCGCCATGCGCGAGGCCAAGGAGGCCGGCGCCCTGGTGGACCGGGATCGCGTGGTTAAGCTGGCCACCGATGCCGGCGCCGCCGCCCGCGCCTCCCTGGAGCGCCTGCCCGGCCTGGCCCTGGAGCTGGCCGCCCTCTCCGACCCCCTGGCCATCCAGGCCCTGCTCGCCGCCAAGATCAACGAGGCCCTGGCCGATCTGATTGACAACCTGCGCCGCATGGCGGGGCAAGACCATGAGGCCGCCGATGGGAACCCTTGACCACGCCGCATTCCTGGCCGATGGCCTGGAAATCGCCGACGGCTACACCGCTGCCATCCTGGCCCTCATTGACGGCCTGACCCCCCTCCCGCCCATTACCGTTTCCGCCTGGGCCGATGAATACCGCCGCCTGCCGACCAAGGGCGCCGCTGAACCCGGGCGCTGGCGCACCAGCCGCGTGCCCTTCGCCCGGGAGATCATGGATTGCCTATCCGACCACCCCGACTATGCCCACGTCCGCCGCGTCGTTTTCCAGAAAAGCACCCAGGTAGCTGGGACCGAGATCGGCAATAACTGGGTCGGCAGCGTCATGCACCGGATGAAGGTGCCCATCATGGTGGTGCAGCCCACCATCGACCTCGCCGAGCGCTGGTCCAAGCAACGTCTGGCCGCCATGATCGACGACACCCCCGAGCTACGGCGCCTCATCGCCCCCGCCCGCTCGCGCGACTCCGGCAATACCACCCTCCTCAAGGAATGGCCCGGCGGTGTCTTGATCGTCTCCGGCGCCAATTCCTCCGCCTCCTTGCGCTCCATGCCCGCGCGCTACCTGTTTTGCGACGAAGTGGACGCCTATCCGGTGGACCTGGACGGCGAGGGCGACCCGCTGAGCCTGGCCGAGGCCCGCACCTCGACCTTTGGCACCGGCCGCAAGATTTTTATCTGCTCCACGCCGACCATTAAAAGTTTGTCGGTTATCGACAAGGAATATCAGCTCAGCGATAGGCGCCGCTACTACGTCCCTTGCCCTCATTGCCAGCACGAGCAGCCCCTCGAATGGGACCATCTCCATTGGCCAGTGGGCCAGCCCAATGCCGCCGCCTATGCCTGCGCCGAATGCGGCGCCGAGATCCCCGAGCATCACAAAACGGACCTGCTCGCCGCCGGCCGCTGGGTGGCCGAGGCCCCCGATTCCGATTACGCCGCCGGCTTCGCCATCAATGCCCTCTACACCCCCATTGGCCTGGGCCTGTCCTGGGGCGAACTCGCCGCCCTCTATGAGCGCGTGCGCCGCGATCCAATCCGCCTTAAGACCTTCACCAACACCAAGCTCGGCATCTGCGTCGAAGACCCCGAGGAGAAAGTTGACTGGGAGGAACTGAAAGAGCGCGGCGAGCCCTACGCCCTGCGCACTATCCCGCCCGGCTGCCTGGTGCTGACCGCCGGCGTCGATGTGCAAAACAACAGGTGGGCCATCCTTAT